TGGGCATAATTTTTTTTATGACCTTTATATGAATAATAAAGGCCATAAAGATTGGTTTGTTAAAAAGTTTACCGTGGAAGATACAAAGTTAATTCCAAAAGATGAACTAGAGAATTTGCGTGCTATGATGTCACCAGAAGAATACGCTACCGAGTTTATGGTAGATTTTGATGCTGGTGTAGTGGGTGGTATTTACACAAAATCAATGCAGGTGGTGGAAGATGAAAATAGAATTACTAATGTACCTCACATCCCTGAATTACCCGTTACCACATTTTCCGATATTGGATTTCGTGATGCTTTTAGCATTGTTTTTATTCAAAAGGTAGGTTCGGCAATTCATGTTATCGATCATTTAGAACATGCGGGTGAAAGTATAGAATACTACGCTAATAAATTAAAAGAATTACCTTATACTTATGACTCACATTATGCAGGACATGACATAGTTGTTACTGAGTTAGGGTCAGGAAAAAGCAGGCAAGAGATAGCTTCCAATTTAGGATGGTATATACAACCAGTCCCTAAACTTAAAATAGAAGAAGGTATTAATGCTTTACGCCTAAGTTTAAAAAGAACATATTTTGATAAACAGAAATGTGATTATCTAATTAATTGTTTAAAACAATATAGATGGAAAAAAAATGCTTTAGGAGAGCAAACATCGACCCCACATCACGGACCTGAAAGTAATTCATGTGATGCTATGAGATATATGGCTACAGGATTAAATGAGTCTAGTGATTGGTCTAGTAAACTTAATTACGGGCCTTCTGGGATAGTTTAAAAACCTTTTTTTCTAAATAAGCAATACGACTGTTTTTTTCATTAATTTCTTCTTTTAAACCAAGACCCCAAGCCAAAGTATTTTGAACGGGCCTTCGGCCATTGTAATAGTTACCAATTGCTGTACGGGTTAAACCTGTTTCTCTTGATAATCGTCCTTGACTCATATCAAGAAAATTAAGTATTTTTCTAAATTTAGTTTTAGTCATATAACATCGTTACACTATAATAATATAATAATCAATGAAATTAAATAAAAAAAAAGAACAAGAACTAAAAGCAACAATAACTAGCGAAACCACTGACGCTTTAGGGTATCAGAACGGTAAACTGGTCCAAGAACGAAGCCTAGCCTTAGATTATTATAATTCAGAAAAAATGGGCAACGAAGTCGAGGGACGAAGCCAAGTTATCTCTAGCGATGTCTTGGAAGCAGTCGAGTCAGTCCTTCCTAGCCTTTTAAGGATATTTACAGCAGGGGACGATATAGTTAAATTTGAACCCGTAGGTCAGGAAGATGAAGAAGCATCTAAACAAGCAACAGAATATATAAACCATATAATATTTAAAGATAATGACGGATGGAGAATATTTTACACTTGGTTCAAAGATGCATTAATTCAAAAAAATGGCTTTATAAAACATTATTATAAATACGAGGACGAATACCTTAAAGAGTCGTATAAAGACCTCACAGAGATAGAATATCAGGCTTTATTAGTCGATGATGCTGTTGAAGTATTAAAAGTTGAAGAAAAAGCTAGTGAAACAATGGTGCAAACAGAACAAGGTGAAATGCCTGATGTTCAAACAACCTTTGATGTTGATGTAAGAAGAAAATCTTCTTCAGGAAAAATTTGTATAGAAAATATTCCACCTGAAGAAATGTTATTAAGCAAAAGAACAAAAACTTTGCAAGATGCACCTTTTATAGCACACCGAATTAAAAAAACGGTTTCTGATTTAATTGCAGAAGGTTACGATAGAAAAAAAATAGAAGATTTACCATCGTATGCTAATTCACGATGGAATGAAGAAAGTTTAAGTCGAAATCTTTTTGATGAAGAAACTTACATGGATGAAAATGCAGACCCATCTATGCGTGAGGTTCTTGTTCAAGAATGTTACATAAGATCTGATATTGATAATGATGGTATAGCAGAATTAGTTAAAGTTATTTGTGTTGGTGATAGTAATGAAATTTTAGATGTAGAAGAAATAAGTTATATTCCTTTTTCTACTATTACACCAATTATCAATCCGCATCGTTTATTTGGAATGAGTGTTGCAGATTTAGTAATGGACATCCAGCAAATAAAATCTGTATTACTTCGTCAATGTTTAGATAATGCTTTCCTTATGAATAACAGCAGAGTTTTAGCTGTAGAAAATCAAGTTAACTTAGATGATCTTTTATCTAGTAGAGCAGGAAATATTGTACGAGTAAAAACACCTAATGCCGTAGTACCAATGCAAGCACAAAACTTCATGCAAGAAGGTTTGGCAATGATGGAAAAAATTGACCAAATAAAAGAGTCAAGATCAGGTATTAGCAGGATGCAACAAGGTTTGGACCCTAACACAATTCAGAAGTCACATACTACGGCTACTGGTGTTAGAGAAGCCATGCAATCGGCTGGCCAGCGTATAGAAACAATTGCTAGAGTGTTTGCAGAAACAGGCATGAAAGATTTAATGAATTGTTTGTTAAAATTAACAACACAATATCAAGATCATAAAAGAGTAATAAAAATTAGAAATGAATACGTTCCAATAGACCCAAGAGAGTGGAAAAATAAATTTAATTTATCAATAAATGTGGGATTAGGAACAGGAAGCCATGAGCAACGGCTTCAAATCTTAGGGCAAATATTAGGCATCCAAGAAAAAATATTGATGTCAGGTAGTAAATTAGCAAATGAACAAAATATTTATAATACGTTAGAACGTATGGTTCATAATGCTGGGTTCAAATCACCTCAGGAATTTTTTACAAATCCTGAAACACTTCCTCCCGAACCTCCTAAAGACCCTATGCAGGAAAATCCGTTGCTTATTGCTACACAACAACAAATACAAGCTGACAGAGAAAAGAATGTTGCTGAATTGCAATTGAAAAAAGAAAAAATGGAAGCTGAACTCGAATTAAAAAAACAAGAACAAGTAGCTGAATTAGAATTAAAGAAACAAGAAATGATAGCAGAGTTACAAATGGAAAGAGAAAAGATGAATAGAAAAGCACAAATGGGAACTTTATAATGGTACAATTTACACCTTTTCAACAATCATCTTTATTTAATACAATTGCAGGAGGAGGAGGAACACCTTTAGGTGCGGTTCCTATGAATTTTGCAACAGCAACTCCCTATAAATGGAATACAGACCCAATAACCCCTGACCCAGAAACACCTGAGAATGATTTTGATATGGGAGTATTTTGTTCTGTACCAGCAAACGCTAATCATCCAATGTGCGTAAATAATGCAAATAATACAACTGATAACGAAAAACTAAAAATTAAAATAAAAGGCACAGACAGATTTACAATGGATGATAACTTTATTCCTACTGATGAAGAAATTGCTAATATGACTAATGCAGAATATTTAGCAAACTTACAACAAAGAGGATGGTTAAAAAATTCTATGTTAGGTGTTTTACCAAGTAAAGGTTCAACATACGATTTAAAATCTGGTCAAATGTTTAGTCCTTATTTAACTTTAGCATTTGGTAAAGGACAAGAAGCTAGACGACAAAAATTAATACAAGAATTACAAAATAGAGGTTTACTTGATGCTATGCAAACAGGTGGCGATATTAAAATTAATTTAAACAATGCATATAACAATAAATCAAAATCAGGTTTGTTAATGATTGATGAAATAGCAAAAGCAGGAATTAAAGACCCTAGAATTGAAAAATTAAATTTATACTATGACGATAAATCAGTGAAACGCTACAAAGATACTAAAGGTACAAAACCAGATGCAGTAATAACTACAGACTCAAAAACTAAATATAAAAAAGAATACGATAAATTAAAGAAAAAACTTGATAATAAAGAATTAAATCTTGGTCAATTTGCAAATCAATATAGAAAAGATACAGGGTATTTTTCACCAGCACAAACAAGAGATAGAGAAAAATCGTACCAACAACCGCAAGGTAAAAAGGGTTCATATTCTTATAGGGCAAAAGGTAGATGACCTCAGAAAAAGAAATTAAATTATCTAATGATGCTAAAGCAATTATAGATAATCCGCTTTATCAAAAAGCATATACAGATTTACGAGAGGAATTAGTTAATGAATTATTAGCTACTCCCCTTCGTGATACGGAAGCAAGAGAAAAAATTTACATGATGGTAAAGATGCTTGACTCCGTGCAAACCCGAATACAATCCATAATGGAAACGGGTACAATTCTAAAAAAGGAATAACTAAATGGCAGACAATCCAGAAATGGAAACTGCGGTCCAAGAACAACCTACGGCAGAGCCACAGGTTAAAGAAAGTTTAATAGGTCAATTCGAGAACTTAATAACCGCAGAGAACGAATTACCAACATCAGAAGGTGAACAGGAAGCAAAAGCACAACCAGACGCACCCTCCGATGAACCAACTCCACAAGATTTGGAACTAGAGGAAATTGACGACAACTCCCCAGCAGAAGCAAGTGAGGAACTTTACTCAGTCAAAGTAAATGGCATAGAGGAAAAAG